TACCATTAGCTAATAAAAATATAATTATTATTTTCATTCTACCCCCACTAATTTATCTTGTTCATCTATTAGTTCTCGGAGTTTAGTTAAATCTGATTCAGTTATTTCTTTTTTAAGTACAGATTTTTTATAGACTAAATTAAATATATGCTTTGATATTTTAACTTGCTTTAGTTTGAATGCTATCTCTGTTCTCATCTTTAGTACATACCTTTACATGTTCTTCGCAATAAGAATAGCCACCCCACCTAATTTTACCACAAAAATATTTAGGTCGTTCATTGGTATCACCTAAAGGGTAGCGACATTGGTGGTGTTGTAATTCTTCTAGTGTTAATTGTTTTTCATTCATAAGTACATACTATAATAAAAAACCCCATGTGTCAAGATGACACACAGGGTTATGCTTTAACTAGGGGAGATAAAGTTTTGTTTTAATTATTCATCTTCAAATGATTTTCTTGATATTTTTATAAGCAATTTAGCAACTAATATTAGTTCATCTTTAGAACAATCAAGAGTCATATTATTTATTTCATCTCTCAACGCATCTTCGTGAATTTTATCAAGATGTTTTTCTATTGCGTCTAAATTATCATTAGCTACTTCATTTATTTTTTTATCTATTACTTCCATATCTGACATATTATTTACCCCCTAACATTATAGTATCAAATTGTGTTTTAAGTTCTTCGGATATATTATCAAGACCACTACTAGATTTATAAATAGCTTTAGCTTTATTAAAGTTATTCATATTAACTTCTTTAAGTGTAGCTTGATATAGTCTATCTTTATTAGCACTAACAACTTCTTGTTGTAGTCGTTCTATTGTTTGTTGGTCGGGCATATTTTCTCCTTTTTTTGTTATATGGATTAACAATTTTTATTAAATCATAATGACTATAAACTTCTTTAAATAGTTTAGTAGCATTAATTTTATTACTTGCCCAAATATTACGAATATAATTCTTTTTGATTGCCCAACTATCATTTGGATTTGAATATACTGCTTTAAATTTAATCATCATTTTTTAATACCAATGAATCTTAAAAATTTACAGATATTACAATGGCACAACCAATCATATTTGTAGTATCGTGGATTGTAAGTATTTAATATGTGTTTAATTGTTTTAATCATTTTCTATATCTTATTGAAGATACATAATCTTCTTCTTCTTGTTTTTTTAATATTGGATAATAATACCATCTGATTTTTAGATATAAATACCAACAATAAAAAAAGTTGTATATTTTTTTAATCATAAGTTTCTCCTGTTTGTTTGTGGCAAATAAATTGCCTATTTCCTAACTATACCAAAAAATCCTTGTCAAGTCAATATAGGACACAAAAAAAGCCCTGCTAGTATTTCTACTAGAACAGGGCTTAATTACTTTGTTTGTAGCTACAACAATAGAACTACCAGAAATGCACCAACAGCAGTACAAACGATAACTGTGTAAGTTCCTTCTTTGATAGGCATTTTAGTTTCTTTTAGTGTCATAATACTTTCTCCTTTCTTTTTTATGATTAATATTATATTCACTATCAAAACCCTACTAGGATAATATGAACAAGTCAATAGGTTGTTTCTGTCTCGGTAAAAATGAGCTACATAGGTTATCTCTGTCTCGATAAATTATAGCTATTTAATGCGATTTTTTAACTAATATAAATTTAGAGCTATAAAAGTATAGTTTTAAAATTGATTGGGTTTTTTCGTGGTATCGTTGCCACGAACTTTTATTCGTATAAAAAATTAAATTTTTAGCTATTGAATTATCAACAATTTTTTAGTAAGCTTCAGAACAAGGATTTTTAAAAATTTTTTATATTAAAAAATTGGAACGCTGTGTGGTTAGTTAAGATATTCCAAGAACAGCTTTAAAAAAACATGATACAAAAAACCTAAATTTATACTTTGGCAGTATTTCTATAAAAAAATTTAATCATTTCTAAATTTTTGGAGTTTTGGCACTTGGTCAGGGTGGTTTTAAATTAGCAATGGTTGAAAGTAAATTCCATTTAATTTTTATATTTTTTATTAAAAAAATAATTTTTATAAACCAATAACAAAGGATAAAAAATGACTAATGAAAAAAGTCAAAAGGATATGATTAGTTTTATATCCAAACAAAAAAGCCAATTAACAAACAATATCAATTTGATTGTTAATGGTTCAATAGACGCCCAAAAGCTTTCTATTGAAAGTATGGTTATTGTCGCAAATTGTTTTAAAAACAAAGTGATATTAACTAATCCAAAAGAGTTAGGGCATACAGCACTTATTGATTATTTCAAAAAAGATTGTTGTTCTAGTATTTTGGGTATGACTTGGGAATATTTTACAAAGTCAACGATTAACAAAAAAGACTTGGTAAAACTTCCAACAAGTGAACAGCAACAAGCCATAGATAATAAAATTTACAAAGTAGGAACTTTAAAAGGTCGTACTTTTTTAAATTTTTTAAAGGGTGGCTTTGTTCTTAATCACTTGAACGCTTTATATCGTACAGAGCCTGATAAAAGTGGTCAGTTATTAATCAAGATGGACGCTGTAAGAAAACTAAAAGGAAAGAAACAGCAAACATTTTGGGATAGTAAAATTAATAATACTGATTATGCTTTTTTTAGTTATAACGATATGATTAGAGCATACTTAACTATGTTCGGTGTTAGTCGTGAAAGTGGCTCGGATAAATCTAAATCTTATCAATTAATTCAAGATTTAATTAATACAATTAATTCTTATGAAGATTTTGATAAATATTTATCAGAGCATTATGACATTTTTCAACCTGATGAAACTAAAAATAATCAATCTAAAGTATTTCAAGTTATAGATTTATTATTAAATGCTGTAAGTGAACGAGCGGAACAGCACACAAAGGGTCAGGGCGGAAAGAACAAGTATGATATTATTTCAGATAAATTATTTGTAGAGTATAAACAAATAAGAACTAATCTGGAACAGTACGAGCCACAAAGAATAGTTAAATAAATATAAAAATAATTAAGCAATATTTTAAGGAAGCAATCAGATTAAATTTTGGTTGCTTCCTTTTTAACGCTAACAAAAAGAAAAGAAACAAAAAATATGAATAATGAAACTAAAATCTTAAAAGATTGGATATATGAAGAAACTGAAATATATTTTTATATGGTAGGTAAAACAGATACAGTAATAAATGAAATAAAAAAACATAGTAAAAAAAGTATCTTAAATTTATCTAAAAAAGAAATAAAGGGTGTTGTTTCAGTTGTTTCAGATATTATTAAAGAAAGCATGAATATTTTAATTAAGAAAATTGAAATTAAAATAAAGGAAGATAAAAACAAAGGAATAGAAAAAAAACTAAATCAGGGTTGTATTGAGTTATTAAGAATAAATTTAAAAGAAATACAATACAAAGAACTTGCATTGTATTATTTTAATTTATTAGTAAAAAGACATAATTGTCTAAATGACTTATTTAGTGACAAAGATAAAAAGAAAAAAGTAGTTAAACAATAAAAATATAAAAATAATTAAGCAATATTTTAGGGAAGCAATCGGATAATATCTGGTTGCTTCCTTTTTTTTTGGTCTAAATTTAAACTGTGTCTAGTATCTGTCTGTTAAAAAGTAATTAACAAGTTCACTACTTAATACAAATTTTAGTGTGTACCTTAACACCCACAAATTGTTAATAAATTATTCAAAATATATTTGGGTTAAAATTTTATTTTTGTCCGAGCATTGTCGTCAGTTCCAAAAAATGTAAATCTAAAATTTTACAAAAACACCTTGAGATCCACCCAAAACCTCCCAAAGAACAAAGCAAGAACATATAGCTCCCAAGTAATTCTAGGTTTCACTAGGGGGTATGCAGGGTGCCATAGGGGTATCCTATTCATTATATACAGCTACACCAGAAAATCACCAAAATCCCCTGTTAACTACTTATCGGGCTATATTCTAGGGTATACATTCTAAATAAATTCCCTAAAATCTCCCGACTATATCCCTGGGGGGTCCCTAGTGTATTCTATATCTAGCTATATTATAGGTATAAAACCCCCCGTATAACCTATAGTTATATTATACACATTATTTCCACTTTTGTCAACATATTTCTTATGCCATATTGTCGCACCTACTAAAATACTTAAAATAAAGCTTGACAAAAGCTATAATCGTATGTATAATAGAATCAATGCACTTTAAAAGGACACACGTACACATTCGCATGCACGCATGCAAAAGAGGTCATCACTAAACTGCATTAATTATTAGGGAGTTCCTAGGATTCCCTGTAACTAACAAAGGTAATTAATTTATGGCTGTAATAACTGGAGCAGCAATCATAGGATTCGCAATACAACAACTTGGAATAAGAGCTGTACCTGTTTTATTAAGAACAGGACAGACTGCTATGCGTTATTTTGCTACTAACCCAGGTAGTAAAGGAAAAACAGTAACAGAATTATTAAAAAAAGTTCTTGGCAGGAACAATGTTGTTGATGATATAGGTAGTTTAACAGCAAAAGTAAAAAATAATCCTGTAGTAAAAATTTTAGATCCTAAAAAATTATCCATGTCAGAAAGAAATCTTCTAATGGAAAAAACATATAGGGATTCTGCTAGGATATTACAAAAAACTAACCCATCTTTAAATGCTAAACTTGCAAAAGATATTGAAGTAGGATTTGGTGGAAAGTTTGATAAAATATTTTCAAATAGAAATTTTATACTAGGAGATAGAACAGCAGTAACAGTTGCTAAGACAACTGAGAAAATTGCTAAAGCTCCTAAACAATTACCTAAACCTGATACATTAAAAAAAATACCTGATATTCAAAAAGCACCTTCTCTTATACAAACAGAAGCTAAAGCTGCAGCAGAGATTGCAAAAGCTAGAGTGTCAGCTGGTATGGGTATACCTGCTAGAGAAACATTAAAAAAAATTCCTAAAGTAGATAGATCACAAATTGTAAAATTAGAAAGAGCACAAAGAAAAATAAAATCAGCTGCTCAAGGTGAAGGCACAGGACCTGTGATAGCAGAAGGACTTTCAGGTGAAACAACTTTAGCATCCCAAGGTGTACGAGTTAGTAAAGAAGCAGTAACAAAACCTGCATGGTGGCAAGGGATTATTCCGTCATGGTTAAGAGTTGGTGGAAAGGCATATGAAGGGGCATACCCTGGTGCTGTATCTGGTACTAAAATTCTAGAGAAGAGCGTTGGTGCTGGAGGTATGCTATTTGCTGGTTCTATTCTTCATGAAGGGTTTAAAGATTTAGGACTAGAAATTGAAGGACCCCCTGAAATGACTACTGAACAATTAATGTCTGAGTTAGCTGAAGAGTATAAAAATTCTTATGATTCTACTATAACTAAAGATTCAACAAATGTCGTACTACCATCAGCCGTTGAGTAAAATTCCTTTTAAGGAAATAATGGAAATTATAAATGCAAAACATGGATTCTACTATAATCAAGACTCCAAAAAAAAGCTTAACCGATACACAGGAAAAGTTTCTAGACGTATTGTTCGGGGAGGCGAAGGGAGACCCAAGAAAGGCGGGAGAATTAGCAGGATATTCCGAAAATTCATACCCAAAAGTTCTTAGAAATTTAAAAAGTGAAATTATTTCACGGGCAGAAACCTATTTAGCAACCCATTCAGCCAAAGCTGCAACTAAAATGGTTGATATGATGGATGAGGACGGAACAACTCCTCATGCCAGTATCAGACTAGAAGCTGCAAAACAGATTTTAGATAGAATTGGAATTGCAAAAAAAGAAAAAATAGATGTAAATTTAAAGGCAATGCATGGATTATTTATTTTACCTTCAAAAGATATAATTAAAAAGGCAGAACCTAAGGAATCAATAGTAACCCCCGTAGAGGACTAATATGTCATTAAAAGAATCAACATCAAAAAAGAATTACTCTAATACACATCCTAAAAATAAAAATATTAGGGTGGCTAAAGGACCAGATGATTATGAGGAAGATGATAGAGATGTTATGGAAATTATGAGAGATGAGTATGGTACATGGGACCAACATGATGCTGATTATTACTCTAAATTAAAAAAGAAAAAATTAAAAAAGAAAAAGAAAAAACGTGCTTAAAAGAAGGGCTAGGACTATACCATTTGGGTATAAGTTAGCAGAAGATACAGATTACTTAGTTCCAATAGAATCAGAACTAGAAGCATTAGAAGAAGCAAAGAATTATTTAGAAACATGTTCTTATCGTGAAGTATCACAATGGCTACATAGAAAAACAGGAAGATATATATCGCATGTCGGACTTAGACAAAGAATCAACAGAAATATTACCACCGAAACCAAAGAAAGTCAAGACAGTCAAGACGAAGGCGAGAAGATCAGTTAAAAATATATTAGCAAGATCTAGAAAAAAGGTAGCAGCAGCAGAACAGACTTTAAGATCAGCAAAACACTCTGCAGAATATTTAAAAGATAAATATAAAAATATAAATTCTGCATTAAACGGAAAAGAAACTCAACTAATAGAGCAACGTGAAATAGACACAGCTTCTTCAAGTGTTAAAGAACATTTACATAAACAAGATGTTATCTTTAAACCTAATACAGGACCACAGACAGAGTTTCTAGCTTCCTCAGAGAGGGAAGTTTTTTATGGAGGAGCGAGAGGAGGTGGCAAATCCTATGCTATGTTGGTAGATCCTTTAAGATACTGCCACAAAGAATCACATAGAGCACTTCTTATTAGACGGACAAT